CATGACTTCTATGACGTCGAGCACTGCCCGATAGTCGCTTCTGACCTCGTATTCGACTCCGCCGAGTGTCGCGCTAGTTGGCAGGTCGTAGGCGCTCATGTCACTTCCTTGCTGTCTGGTACTTCTTCGCAATGTTCGCGTACTTCTTGGTGTACGCCCTCATGCGCGGGTCGGCCTTCTTGCGTTCTGCTGCGTACGCCTTCTCGATTTCCTCTGCGATGGCGAACAACAGGTTCATCCACACGGGCAGACCGTCCGCGAGCGCGTAGCAGTTCATGTGGTCGAACAAAGCGTCTGAGACACCTTCTCCGAGAAGGTCGTCAATCTTCCCGCGCATCTCCTTGTCGCGCTCCTTGGCGTAGGCGAACATCTTGTCGCCGTCGTCGCCGATCTCCTCGACATGCTTCTGGAACTCTTCCTGTCGTGCGTCGAGGTCGGTGAAGGTGCGGTAGAGACGTTCCATGAAGTCTGCGTCTGTCGGATTGAACCTGACGGTGACCTTTCCGTTCAGGTCGTACTCACGCTTGCTGTCCGCGAAGGTCAGCGACTTTGCCATGATTCCTCCTAGTTACCGGTGGTGGTGGTGCCAGCGGGCGTGAACGACACAGCGCCGGTCGACGAGTCCTTGGACGCGGTTCCGACCGTACGCTTGCCTCCGAAGGTGACGTCGATGGGCATCTCAATGTCACCGCCGCCCTCTCCGCCGAGACCAGTCGGGCGAATCATCGTGGAGTCGTATCGCTCGGCGAACGGAGAGCTGGACGTGCCTGCATAGAAGTGGACGAGAAGCACGTCCTGCGAGGACAGCGCCTGGGCGTCCTGGTCCTTTACGGCAAGGTTCCAGACCTTGACGATGGCCGTGTCGTTGCCGTCGAGCTTATACGGGTCGAAGCTCTGGGTTACGACGGGCTTCTTCATGGTTCCGTAGGTGCTGCCCAGGACGTCCTGCACGGTCTCGTCGGACCAGTCGAACTCCATGGAGCTGTCCTCTACGCGCTTGCCGAGAGGCGACCACGTCGGGTTGCTTGAGGTTCCCGTGTTCAGGTACAGGATCATCAGCTCGCGGGCGATGGTCTGCCCACCGGTGGTGTTGAAAGTCAAATCAGCCATTGTCGGCCTCCTAATAGTACTTAGTGAACGTTACGTTTATCTGGACCACGTAGAGCGCGGTGCCCTCCTCGTCGGCGCTGTAGAGCTGCCCGTTCTGCGCGGTTATCGTCTCCGTGCGCGGCTCGTCGCCGAACGTCGGCGCGAGCCCGAGAGCCGACTGTGCCTGGACCCATTGCTGGAAACCAAGCTGCCACTCGGCATTGTCCAAAGAGCCCTCCCACTTCTCGAGAGTCGTGTACAGGGCGAAGTTGAGTTGGTTCGTCACGGTGACGTTGCCCAACAGGTCGCTGCGTCGTGACACCTCGACCATTCCGCTGGGGAACAGGCCACCGCTGTTTGGAACCTTGTCCGTATAGTCGATGTCGAGCCTCGACAAAATATCGTAGTCTGGGTAGGACTGCACGAACTCGCGCATGGTATCCAATGCGGTCATTTTCGGCTCCTAACGTATCTCTGCAGCTTTGCGACTATCTGACTGCCGCGCTCGGCCACCATCCTGCGGTCCCAGTGCGCCCCGCCCTGCGGGTTCAGGTTGTCGTACCTGACGGGCAGGCCAGAGGCGCGCACGCCGAAGAACAGGAACCGCGCGTACGGTCCGTCGACGCGTATCCTGTCGCTGCCGACCTTGCGCATCTTGCCGATCAGCTCGCCGCTCTCGCGCGGCATGAAGTCCTTGAGGTTGTCGACTATCAGGTCGGTTAGCCTTTCTTGCACGGCTCCGTCCCTCTCGACGCCCAGGTTCTTCATCAGCTGGTAAGAGTTCGGGATGGCGGTCTGCACTGTCATGAACGGCTTGTTGGCCATGTCAGCCACCAGCCTCGACGTGGCACACCTCGCCCGCCCAGTACTTCGGGTCAACGTAGCGCACCACATGAAGCCCAGCCACCTTTGTCGGTATCAGGGAGCGCCACCATTGCGAGACGTCCTCGCCTTCCACGGGCGATGGTCCCTCGCCGTACATCACCTTGTCGCCGACGTAGACGGTAGGATCCAAGTTCTCCGCACAACGGGGAATCACCAGCAGGAATCCGTTCGCCTCAGAGCTGCCCGTGCGGTCCACGCTCTCGGTCTTCTTGGAGTCCAGGTACGCCTTGCTGTACACGGTGCGCGTGAGCGTCGTGCCATCAAAGTGGTAGACGGTGACGGCCTGCTGGCACAGCGAGTAGTCGTTGATCAGCGGCATTGTCCCGAGCGAGATCATGACTGCTCCGCTTCCTGCGAACCATGCGCTAGGTTCGCCCATCCTGCACGACCACCGCTGCCGGACAGGCCGAGAATCTCCTTGTCGAGCGTGCTCAGGTAGAACGCGCCCGACGGGTTGTTCCATGACACCTGCGCGGTCGTGCTCCCGATGGTCTGTGCCACGCTCGCAAGGCCGTCCACGTCTCCCGAGGACATGGAGCGGCGCACCATGTTGACCGTCACCGTCTTGAGGTTCAGCGCCTGCAGCTCGTCCTCGGCATCGACCTCGATGCCCTTCTGCTGCAGTCGCGTGGCTATGTATGCGGATGCCCGCAACAGCAGGGCGCCCGCCGCCGTCTGCTCGTCTTGGTTGAGCGTCTTGTTTGGCCATCCGTCCAACAGATCTTGCACGGTGGCGAACGCCTGGAATGCCATTGCTACTCCTTAGTCTTTTCCTTGGTCGTGCGGCGCCTGGCCTTCGGCTTGGGCTGCTCAAGCGGCGCGGTCTCGCCCACACGGACGAAACCAGCCGCAAGAAGCCGCGGAACCGCGTCTTCGCTCGCCTGAACGACGCACCCATTGAGCGATTTCAGCTCGACCATGGCTAGGCTCCCGTGGGAACGGCGCCAGTCAGCAGGACGAACTTGTTGATGTCGCGGACCATCAGCGCCAGCTCTATCTCGAAGCGGATGGCGAACATGTTCTGCTGCCAGAGCGCGAGCGTCACGGTCTGGCTGTTTGCGTCCGTGTAGGAGAGCGTGGCCTCCTCGGAGATGGAGCCGGTCAGCGTGCCGATCACGCCGTATGCGGCCTCGTCCCAGTCGCCAGCGATGCCGACGACGGCGGGGACGCCCGCTGCGGACTGCGTTGCGGCGGTGCCGGCGACGTAGACGCCCTTCTTGACGGACACGTCGGCCCCAAGGATGTTGCCGAGCTGACCAGACTGCACGCCAGGGGTGAAGATGGGATAGCCCTGACCGTCCTTCGCTCCCAGCACGACGGAGCGGCCCTGCGGGGCGAGCGCGATGCCGCTCATGATGCCGTCAGCCGCGCCGATGGCGGAGTCCACCGCGAGGAAGCGGTCGTACACGTCGATGCCGTTGGTCGCGTCTGGCAGGATGGTCGCCTTGGATGCGCCGCCAAGCACGTCGAAGCCGGTGCCAGGTGCGGTGGTCCCCATGGCGGTCGCATCGAACTTCTGGCCGAACAGGGCTGGCACGCGGCGGATGCACTCGTCGTACAGGGCGCCCTTGTCGCGGCGGAACTCCATCGAGAACGGCACGATGAGCGCCATCTTGTACGGAATGACCGTCTTGGTGCCGAAGGTGAAGAAGTCCACGGGCTTCTTGTTGGTCTCGGCCACCCACTCGGGCGCGGGGTCGCCGGTGATGGTCTGGAACTTCTTGCCGTTGGGAGCGATGCTCATGCGCTTTGCGAGCTGCATGATGGCGGACTGCTCCTGTGCCTTGGCGATTATCTCGCCGGACACCTCGGGGTCGAAGATTACGTTGGTGGTCTTGCGGGAAATGTCCTGATAGGTGGTAGGCATGTCTTGCCCTCCTTAGATTCCTAGCGATTCTGCGAATCGGTCTGCGTTGCTCTTCTTCGCGACGGACACGCCGCCGCCGTCGTCTGTGCGCGTGGGAGCCTGCAGGAGCGACTTCTTGATGGCGTCGACCTGTCGTTGCAGCTCGTCCGAGTCCTTTCCGTTCAGCATCGAGACGATCTCGGACGGGATGCCGCTTTCGGTGGCGACCTGCGAGATGGTCTTCGCGCGTTCCGCGTCGGCCTTAAGCTTTTGCAGCTCCGCCTCCGCCTTCTGCGCCCTCTGCAGCGCCTTCTCCTGCTCGGTCTGGCTGTCCGCCTTGAGCTTTTCCAGCTCGTCGGCAGCGGACTGGTTGGCCTTGGCCTTGCTCTCCCAGTCGCGGGAGTGCTGGCGCATCGCCTCGTACTTCGCCTTCCAGTCGGGTTCGTTGGTGGTGGTAGTTGGCTCCACCTGCGGTTCGTCAGCCATGTGACGCTCCCCTCCGCCCTTTTCGGGCTATGAAAAAAGCCCCTTTTCGGGGCTTGTCCCGCGATTCTCGGCTCGCGGCCTGCCGATATGAAGAAAGCCACCCCGAGGGATGGCTTGGTTCAGCGGTTCTTGCGGCTGCGCTTTGCGCGTCTCGCCGCATCTCCGTACTGGCGCATGATGCGCTCGCGCTCCTCGGCCTCCGAGGTGCCGTTTCTCTCGGCGCGCTCGGCGGCCTTCGCGTCGATGGCATCCTGCCACTGGTCGTATATCGCCTTCGGGTCGTATCCTTCCACCTCGTATGAGTCCCACGATGGGATTACGCGGCAATCGCAGCTCGTGTGCGTGTGCGAAGCCGCCGCCTCGGTGTGGTAGACGAACCCACGGCTCGCCAGCATCAGGCAGAAGTCGCACGTCTCCGCGCCAGTCGGCACGCGGGCGAACCTCGGCTTGCGCGGGTCGCGCCGAGCGTTGTTCAGGCACGTTTGCGCAGCGGCCACCTTGATTTCGTAGTCGGCACGCTGCAGGCACGCTTCCACGAACTCGTCCTGTTTGCCGTCCACCAGCTTCTGGGCGAACGCGCGGACGGCACCCTCGGTTGCCTTCGGCTCGCGCCCGCTGTCTGGCACGGCACCGAGTGCAGAACCAGTCTCGAACTGCCGGATGCCGTCGTAGAACTGGGCTGACAGCATGGCCGCACCATGCGTGGACGTGCCGCAAGTGCCTTGCATAACTGCGACCACCTGCTCGCGGATTAACGCAACGTCCTGCGCCATGTCGATTTCGCGCAACTGCCTTTCCAGCACCTCGCGCGCGTTCTTCGAAATGACGTTGATGCCAACCGTGAAGTTATTCACCCACAGGCGCGGAATCATTCGTCTGCTCCGTTCCCTGCTGTGGCTGAGCGAACAGTTGCGCCATCATCTGCGCTGCGTTGGCCTGCATCTCGTCGGCCTTGACGCTTTCCAGGTCGGCGTCGTCTATGCCGACCGCACGCGCGGCAACGTCGGTCTTGCCGAACCCGCTGCGCATGCTGTTTACCTTGAGCGCCCAGTCCGAGCGCTCGCTCAGCGTGTGCAGTATCGGGTCGGAGAACTTCGCCTCGATGCCGCGGAGCCCATCGTCCAGCGTGTCGGTCGTGGCGTTCGTCTCGATTGCCATGGCCGCGTGCATGACGCGGCGAAGCGTCGCCTTGTCTGCCGCAATGTCGCGCTGCGCTATCAGGCAAATGTCCTCGCGCCCGCTCTGTATGGCCTCGGCGCTCGACGGGTTGTCCTGGATTATGCCGAGCGACGAGACGGGAACGCCAGTGGCGCCGCTGAACTGCATCGCCAGGCTTCTCAGCTCGTCGATGAACGGCTGCGGGCTGTTTCCGCTGAGCTGTCCGATGTTCGGGTCGCGGTCGGTCTGCTCGTTCGCCGTCAGCAGCAGCATGCGCGCGAGCTGGAACTTGTCCTTGTCGGCCATCATCGCGTCGAACTGCTCGTCGGTGAGACCTGTTGCCCACAGCTTCGCCATCGAGTAGAACGCGCCTGACACCTGCATATGGAACATGCACCGTATGGCATCGTCGGTCAGCGTGCGCACGAACTTGGTGATTCTCGTGCGACCGAACGGAGCCACCGTGCCGACGCGGCGGTGTGCGAACACGTACAGCGTGGGCAAAGGCTCGGCCATGCGCCCCTGCGAGTACGACCACCTGTCCGAGTCGTACTGTCGGAACTCGCCGACGTTGTGCGGCAGGTGCAGGTTGACGATGGTCGGCACCATCGCGCCGTGCGACCACGGCGTGTACTCTCGCCGCGCGATCGCGAGCCCGCTCGCGACCACGCCGTCGGTGAAGTCGGGGCTCGGGATGGCCGTGAACGTGTCGGCGCCGTGGAAGCGCACCAGCGCGTGACCGTCCATGCCTCGATTGACGGTCGACGCCATGCAGCCGTACAGCCCCTTGACTGGCACGTGCTGGTTGTAGTTGTCGACCAGGTTGTTTCGCTCGACCACCGACCGCATCACGGAGTCGTCCACGCCCTCTGGCAGCGTGAAGTACTCCAGGTTTATACGCTCCGCCCAGTCGTTGACGGCCTTCTCTGGCCAGTGGCACGTCTGGTCGTTCTCGATGTTGGCGGTCACGCCGTAGTCGCCGACGCTCACGTTGCCGTCGTAGTACCTGCGCAGCATCTCGTTGTGCGCCGCGTGGCGCTCGTACTCTGCCACCAGCAGCTCGACGGCGTAGCGCGCCTCCTCGGTGATTCCGTCCGCGTTCGCCATCCCGCGCAGCGAGACCTGCGCCTCGATTGGCTTCCACGTGTGGGTGTCGTAGTATTCGCTCTCTAGCATCCGACACGCCCCTTTCTCGATGGGTCACGCCTCGCCGTCTTTGCGGCCCAAAGCGCCAGCGCGCACGAGTCGACTCGCTCCGCGTACTCGCCCTCGAAGCCGAACCCCTCCCCGATGCGCCTTTTCGATACCTCAAGGACCGAGTCACGGAGAATCGGGTCTGCGACGTGCGTCAGCGTCCCCTCCCTGACCGCGTTGAGGAACATTCCAGCCGCAGACGCCGCGTTGGCAGGAGCCGCCGTCACGATGCACGTCTTCGGCACCCGCCTTTTGAGCAGCCTTTGCCTCAAGTCCTCGACGTCGGACTTTCCGTCTATCGCTATCTCCGTCGCGTCCTTCGCACGTGACGCCAGCCATTCCTCCAGCCATTCGATGCCGAGCGTCATCGGCTCCTCGCGTATCAGCTCGACGTGTGCCGTATCGCCGTTTATGACGCACACTGACAACGCGACGCTGCGACCGTCTGGACGGAACCTCACACCGTAGGTCAGCCGTTGCCACGACTCGGGCGCGTCCTCGACCTGTATGGCGTCCCATTCCTCGGCGTTGAACAGCTTGTCGGCACCCATGCGCTCTTGGAACCACCCGAGACGCTGATGGGCGAACTGCACGGCCTCCAAGCTCTCGAATTCCGATTCCGCCGTGTCTGGTTGCAGCAGGATTCCCCATGACGGGTTTGTGCGAACCCACAAAGCGCGGTCATCGATGTTCTTCGGCGGCTCCTTCGTACAACCGCAGCTCCACTCCGTCCACGCAGTTCTTCTTGTGTTGCCAGACAGCGCGTCGTTGCGGATGCGCTCGAAAACCAGAGCGTAGTCGCCTTCCTCGGGCGCGTTTCCGTTGTAGATGGTCTGCGGACCGCGACGTGTACGGCATGCGGATATCGCGCCGAGAAACGAACCTTGCGACTGCGGCTCCAGGTATTGCGCCTCGTCGAATATCAGCAGCGAGCCGTGCTGTCCGTTGCCGCCGTTTCGCGTGCGCGCCAGAAACTTCATCTTCGCGCCGCTCTTGAGCCTGATTTCCTCGCGGCCTAGCGCCGTTCGGATGCCCTTCGGTGCGAGGAACTTGCGCAGCGCCTTGGTGTCCATGAGCTGCGCCATCTCCTCGAACGTCTCCGTCGATGTCTTTTGGAGCTGCGCCGTGTATATCACGGTCCCGTCGTAGAACAGCATCTCGGACGCCGAGCGGCCTTGGATGCACCGCGTCTTGCCCTGCTGTCGGCTCGTCTCGTTGCCCACGACGGGAGCGGACCACCTACCGTTCGGCGCGACACCCATCCATGCCTCAAGCAAGAATCCCTGCCAGTCCATGCACTCGAAACCCGCCTCTGACAGCAGGTCGAGCGTATCCAACACGTCGTTGGTGTCCCAGTCGGGGATGACGAAACTAGTCGGCACCTGATTTCCGGTTGCGTAGGATGATGGTAGCGATCTGGTCGTCATCGTCTGCGCCTCCTTCTATGGTGTCGATTTGCGTCATGGTCTCCCGATATTGGCGCGCGAGACCAGCCACGAGCTTCTGGTCATTGCACGTGTCAATTTCGTGCGCAAGCTGCGTCGCGAGCGCTTTCAGCCCTTCCAGCAGTGCGAAGTCCTCAGTCGCTTCGGTCATTCGGCCCATCGAAAACTCCCTGTGTGTAAATTGGCGCT